AGTTATAAATACTGCCTTTTATTACAAGGCCACCACCCCATACGCTAGAACCCCAAGGCTGTAGGCCCCAAGTGCCGCCAATGGATACTGATATGCTTGGAGCCAAAGTGCCTACATTACCTGTAGCAGACACTCCTGTAAACGCTTGTGTAAACGCAACATTTCCAACATTTCCAGAAATAAATGTATTAATACCCCAAGCACCAACGCCCCAAGCATTTGAACCCCAGTTGCTGTCAGTTATTAGTTGCAATGCCCGGCTGGACGTTACCGAACCCGCAGAACCTGTAGAAGCTACTCCTGTTAATGCGCGTGTAGAACTAGCTGTAACAGAACCCACATCAGCCGTAGCACTGACGCCTGAAAGAATAGGCGAATACGTTGGAGTGTTTACACTGCCTGTTATTACTAGCCCACTGCCCCAAGAGTTGTAGCCCCAAGAACTTGAACCCCAAGCACCACCAATGGCTACAGAAATACTCGGAGTTAAATTACCTACATTACCTGCAGCCGTTACGCCGCTAATTACTGGAATAAAACTCCAAACACTTCCTGTTATCAAAAGACCTGTGTTATTAACATTCGCAGTAGAACTGACAGTTAGTGAACCTTTATCACCTGTCGCAGACACGCTTGTTAACGCACGGGTATAACTAGCTGTAACAGTGCCTACATTCGCAGCGGCGGTTACGCCTTTTAATTCAGGTGCATAAATAACAGAACCAGTAGCTCCTGTTGCAACAATCCCACCGCCCCAAGTACTGTATCCCCAAGGATTTATACCCCACCTGCTACTAAGCGAGACAGTGTTACTAACAGCAGTTGTTCCAACGGTTCCAGATGCAGCGTTGCCTGTTATTGCAACAGTACGGCTAGGGATTACGGAGCCTACATTACCAGAAGCAGATACCCCCGTAAGTTGCGGTACGTACCCCAATACGCCAACGCTACCAAACGCCTGCTTAGAAACCCCTCCCCAAGCGTCCAAGCCCCATGTGTTTGTCCCCCAGCTAGCACTAATTGAAACAGAGCGACTAGACGTTAATGTGCCTGCAAAACCTGCAGAAGTTACGCCTGATAGAGAAAAAGAACGGGGGGCAACAAGTGAACCTACAGCGCCAGAAGCGACTACGCCTGTTAATGTAGAAGAAACACTATCAACCAGAGAACCAACAGCGCCAGAGGTGGCTGCACCTGTTAGCGCACGCGAATTGCTGTCAACTAGACCACCTACAAAACCTGATGACGCAACGCCCGTAAGGGCCGTAGTTCTACTTGCGCTTATCGCGCCAGAAAAACCTGCAGCAGCAGTTCCAGATAAACGGTCAAGTCCGCCCCAAGTCCCGCTGCCCCAAGTATTGGCACCCCAAGCAGTAGCCATGATTTACACAGCCTTACGGCTGTCCGCGTTTAGGTCGTTGCCAAGCGCAGCAATGCAGACGTAGTGTTGTTGGTGGGCATCGTCAAAGTAAACGTGCCTGAAGTGATGGTCTGAGAACCAAATGTATGTACGCTTACAGCTTTATTGCCCTGTGTAGAGTTGTAAATCAACACTGAGTCAAAAGCAGTAGTTAGCGTAACACCGGAGTACACAAAGTTTGCCGAGGGTGTCCAGTATGCGGTGCCCGCAGTAGACGAAGAGTTTGTTGCCGTAGGGGCTGTTCCGTTAGTAACCGTAATGCCGCCCGCAGTATATCCTGCACCAGTTACCTCTCCCGTTGTGGTGTACACGGTGGTGCCAGCGTTCATCGTAGCGGAAGCCAAATACAAAGCCGCTTTAAACGTATCCGTAGTGGGGGCAGTCAAGCTGGTACGCGAGACAAGAGTAACCGAACCGAATTGATGCGCACCAACAAGAAGTTCCCCCATAAACGAGGTACACATTGATTGGGTATTTGCCATGATATTTCCTTAAAAAATAGCCATTTCTGCGCCCGCAAAAGTGGGCATTTTCTTGAGCGTTACATGCGCTGAACGATGTACCAACTCATCCATTAGCCAGTACTCAACCCAAGTTGTGTACTCATCTTCATTATCTATCGTACCTTCGCGCTTGTCCAGCAAGGCGTCATCCATCTCGCCTTTAGTAGTCATTACGATCAATTTGAACTCCTGATAAGTGCGGTGGTTGCTGTGTTAGCTGGCATTGTAACCAGAAATGTAGTAGTTGAAGTCTTGTCGGCACCAAAGTCAATGACCGCAATCGCTCGGTTAGCTTTGCTGGCATTGTAAATCAGTGCGCAACGTGCGGTCAAAGCCCCCGTCCAGCTTGTGTTGGCCCAGTTTACATAGGCTGTATAGCCCAAAGTGCTGATTGCTACGCCCGTAAGCGTGTTGCCGCCTGTTGTATATGCTGCAGAAGAAAGTACCTGACCAGCCAAAGAAGTAGAGTACACAGTTGTATCTGCGCCAAGACTAGCGCTTCCTGTATACAAAGCCATCTTGATCGTATCCGTAGACAAATCGTGAATGGCTTGATATAGCTCCTTTTTGAAGCTGGTGCATTGCGTTTGGACAATTGCCATGTTATGTCACCTGCTGACGATACTGCCCGCTGCGGTAGGCATCTTGGCGTTCCATTCCGTCACCCAAACGCTTGGCAAGAGTCAGCGCTTCTTTGTATTTTGTATCGTACAACGCAACAACATCTTGCTCACCCTTTAAGTAGGTGTAGGCTTCTACCAGTGAACCGTACAGCAGTACAGAATCAAAATTGTCGCCTAGCCATGTGTAAGTGGCTGTTGTTATTGACTCGGGGTAGTAGAAGTAGTGAAGCTCTGCATAGTATGTTGTGTCTGGTGTTGGGCCGAGGATGAACGATAGTTCAGTAGTAGTCACACCTGCGTTGGTTGTTGGGCCAAACAACGCATAGTATTTTGGAAGGCCCGTACTAGTCGGGTTGGGGTACGCTTCCCGAATAAAATTTACATCTTTATTTAACAGGTATACATAATCACCACCACCCACAGGGTATACGGCAATTGAATACGGAGCTAAAAAATCATTTGGGCACGAAAGGTACTTGTTGCTTGCTGTCACTGTTCCAGTCACGTTTTTACGCAATGCCGGGAACTGCACTGTGTTGTAAATGCGCTGCTCTGCCTGCGTAATGAACGTGTTCATCGCAGTTGTCGGGAACGTGTTCTCCGTATAAGTGGAGATCGCTGTGACTAGCGCAGCGTAGTTCATGCCATCGGGCCTCGGGCGGTAATACCGCGAGTAGCACAACCGTTGCCACGGGTAACAATGCCTGAAGTCTTGGTTGGCTCATTGCCTGCAGACTTGCTGAACTGGCCTAGGCTGATGTCCAAGGTATCAAGTTTACTGTTATTAGTAGGCAAACCCGGATTTGGTTCCGCACGCACGGTCTTGCCGGACATGGTGTGTGGCTTGGCGTAAAGACTGGCGGGGCCGATTTCTTTACCCATTTTTTTCATGCTCTGTGTTGCCATGATTGTTCCTTATGTTTGATTAGCTACACGAGCAAGGTTACGCCCCAGCTTCAATTGGGATGCGTCCGAAACACCTGCGCTTTTTTTCCCGCCTTTAGTTGGGGCGCAGTTGGGGCCGCTGTTAGGGAGAACTTTAGCATCGGTCTTGCCTTTTGACACAATGCCGTCTGCTGCTTTTTTGTATGCCATGAATAACTCCTATGAAACCGTTATGGTTACTGTACCGACACTGGTTGTCCCGACCAAATTGTTTGGCGTCAAAACAGCATCAAAACCTGAAGAGCCCCCAATTGGCCCCCAGCCCCACTGAATATCCCTAGAGCCGCCACTATTGTACCCATCTGACATCGGGCCGGATACATCGTACGTCGTATCGTTTCTAGGATTACGTACAGCTTGTGGATCGTCTACGGGGAATGTTCCAAGCATCAATTGAGGGTGATCTGGATCCCAGCACTGCGGACACACAAGCAGGTTGAAAATCCGCTGCTTCTGTACTTCTTTCTTCAGTTCAGTCAGCTTATAGCGCTGCCCACAGCGGTCGCACATGGCGACCGCATTTTTACCTGAAGAAAATCTGTTACCCATGATTTAGTTGATGAACATTTGACGTGGCACAAGCGAATTGAAGCCTTTTCCCGATCTTCTTCGCTGGCCAACTGCCAAGCTTCATCGTACTGTTGTTTAAGCATGTCCGTGCGCTGCAACCCGTTTGGTACCTTGAGAGATAGGTAGTACGCCAGTCCGGCTACCATGCAAGGAATGAAACGAAACGGTACATCCATCGTATTTACACCGGAGCCAGCATCGTCAATCCGGCGCATGCGCCAGTACACAAAGGTGTACGTCTGGGAGCTATCGGGAACAGGCCAAACCGTAAATCTAGGTGCGGACTGTAAACGCTCAATCCATACTTGAATTGGTCTAGCTTGCTGCAGCTTGTTAGGGATGGTGGCGTACGTGGACACGCTGATGCGCGTGATCGTCAAATCGGCTTGTGTAGATGCGCTACCAGCCCCTGTGCGGATCACATGCTCCAGCAAGTCCACGGTGTCAGCAGGCAGGTCATAGGTGGCTTGTCCGGGAACCAAGACAATCGAGCCTTGCTCAAACGTCCACATATTGACGCCACGGTTGGCCCAGTCCGCAAATAGCAAGTTTAGAGACCGGCGGGCGGTCTTCAAGTCATAGCCGGTGCGCATCTCGGAACCTGTGCGCTCAAACGCTTCCTCCACCAGTTCGGTGAGGTCTAGGTTAAACGCAGTGGTTCCAGAGACCGCCATGATTACTTCATACCTTTAAGGGTTTCAGCTAGGCGGGCACGTTGACCCATCTTGCCGGATTTCTTGGCCGCAGCAGCGAGCTTTTTGGCCGGGATGGGTTGACCTTCCTTTGCACCAAGCGCCGAACGTAGTGCTCCGGGTTTTTTTATCGCTTTTTGAATCCACTTTTCAGCCATCACCTATACCTCGCGGTTTTTGCCGCCACCTTGGGCGGCTGCTTTACAAATTGCTTACCTGCTGCCTTACCCGCACGTTTGGCGCGGGTTGTGGCTGCATACTCTGCCGGACTCAACGCTTCGATGGCCGCTTTGGGCAAATAGCGCTCTCCCGTCTTTGACGACGGTTTGCCGGATTTAGTCTGCCATTTCTGGTCAGTCCAGTCCTTGAGCGACTGTTGCGGGGCCTTCATATCAATCCGTATATCCACCGCCTGCTGCCTTGTACTTCTTAGCCACCAGTTGCGCTTTTCTAGCGCTCCACTGGCCTGCACCTGTACCCTGCGTTGCTGCGGATTTAACTTGACTCACAATACGTTTGCGAAGGCTGGGCTTCGTGTAGTTTCC